CATGACCGAGGACACCTGCTGTCTCGATGACAGGAACATGGTCATTACCCAGCTCACCCGAGCACAGGGTATCTACGAACTTGAAAGCGTCCTCATTCTGTACGACACCGTAGCAGTCAGAGACAACGCCCAGGGTCTCGAAGGTGTCCATTCTCATTGTCACCTTCTTGCCGTTCACTTGCGCATCGAGGATAGCGTCACAGATGGCCTCCGCATTGCTGTTAGCCATCGCCTCCGACAGGGTGGGAGTCATGGCCACTATCGGCTGCATCTCTACCTGATAGTCAGCATGGGAGAGCTTCAGGGCCTGCTCCACCGTCATTGCGCCATCAAACACTTGGCCGAGGTTGTGCCATGCACGCTCCTTCTTGCCGTTCTCTACGAAACTGGCGACTTCCACGCCATTCACTTTCTTAATCTCTAAATTGTGAGCCATAATCACTAATGTTTTGAGGGTTAAACTTATCTTATTTGCTGTTCTCTTAAAATGCTTTCACTGTGTAGGTGTGATTGGCCTTGCTGTGGATAAACTGGTAATCGGTGCCGTCGGCCAACTCAATATAGAGGTCATTCAGGATGCAGCACTTGATGCCGGCTGCTTCCAGCTTCCTGTAAACATTCACCACGAAATTCTTCTTTACCTTGTCATAACGAGCGGTGTTGGTGATGCTCTGGATGGTCTCAATAGAAACGATAGTTGCCATAATTCTGAAAGTTTTGAAGTTTATTATTTATCTTATTTACACTACAAAGGTACACAGATTTAATCAAACACGCAAATTTTACGGATAAATTTATCTGTTTCTAAAGTTAAAAGAAACTAACTAAAAATAGCACCCCAAAAGGAGTGCTATAATCCCTATTTCCTGCGTATTCTCGGCCCATATCGCCCATATAGCTTGCGCAACCGCTCCCACCAGTATTCAGAGTAAGGGTTTCTGGAGCGTAGCGATGTCTGCTTGCCTGATTTCGTCCAAAAGGAGACTATCGTCACCCCTTGGTGGCTATACACCCACACGCCGTAAGGGGCAAGCATGGTGGGCTTCTTACGCCTGATGTACTCACAAATCATGGCAGAACGTCGATGTTCTTTCCAAAGTCAGAGGCAATACTCCTGCGGGCCTCACGGAGCAGAGCATCCGTCTCCTCCTCACAGGCGAGCATCGCCTTGTAGTTCTCGGTGTTCTTTTGCCGTCTGAAGGTAGTCTGCTTCCGTCTGCACTCACGTACCTTGTCAATGAGTGCCAGCAGCGTGACGGCTCCATCTGTCTTTGTCATAGGTAGTAAGGGGTTAAATTAGAAAAAGTCCCTCACCCGTCTGCTGGGGGCAAGGGACTCAGTATCTTCGGAAGTTGGCTAACTATCTTAGCCTCGTTGTCGGTACTTCGATTTTACCCAGTAGGCGAGGACGCCTACGATGATGAGCAGAGATAACGCCAGCAAAGCCCACGCTGCGTAAGATAGTTGCTTCGTCTCGGTGGCGGCAGTGTTCCTCTCGCTCGATTTGGTTTCGTCTCTCGTAGCAGACTCTTCCTTGATAACTGCTGAACTGTTTGTCGAGGATAACGCATTTGTCTGTTCGCTTTCTCGGTTCTCGTTCTCTTGACGCTCAGTTCGTTTTCCGTTATGCTTGATAGTCGTGGTTTTCTCAGTCTTCAGGACAGGGGAGTTTCCCGTGCTGTCGGCCTTACTCGTATCATACCAGGTTGTCTCAGTAATGGTCACGACCTCGGTGCTGTCATCCGTCCGCTCAGTCACCGTGTTCTGAGTGACAGAGGAGGACTGCGACGTAGCGTTTGTCTGCGTCTGGCTGTTGGCCGTCGTGTTGGTGGTCACGGTCTCCGTCTGATGCGTATCTTCCTTAACCGTCTTTTTGTACGACCCGCAAGACGAGAACAAGGCACATATCAGTATGGCGATGAAAAACGCCACCACATAACCGATGGCACAGGAACAACCGAGCTTCATGGCATCCTCCGGATCAACGTTCTGCTGTGGTGGGAGCCAGTAGTCGTTAGGGTCATTGTAACCGTAAAACATAGTCGTAAGTATTTAGATTTTTCGATATTCGTCTATCGCCGAGAAGCAAGGGCACTCTTTCAGCCACTCCCATTTCTCGATGATGCCGTTGTGATTCTTGTCTGGAGAGCAGTCACGGTGGCCCAGGATTTTTGCCTTGGGGTACATCTTCCGCAGGTCAAGGAGCAGACTGAGCAAAGCCGCTTTCTGCTTGTCTGTCCGGGTGTCCTTCCCCTTGCCATTCTTGTCAAGGCCACCGACATATACGATGCCGATGCTATGGCTGTTGCGGTTCTCTACATGGGCACCGCTCTTGTCAACGTCTCTACCATTCAGAATGTTGCCATCCAAGTCTATGACATAATGATAGCCTATTGTGGTGAAGCCACGTTTCTTGTGCCAGCTGGTGATGTCTTCGACGGTCACAGGCTGACCCTCGCGTGTCGCCGTGCAGTGAATGACAATCTCGTCAATACGACGCACCGATTTCTTCAGGTGAAAGACGGTGGCAGTCACAGAGGGCAGGAGCTTCGCTAAGGTAGCCGGGCCAACGATTCCATCTGCTTTCAGTCCATGGGAACGCTGGAACTCCTTTACTCGCTCGGCCGTCAGGGGGCCATAGATACCATCGGGATAAAGCGACAAAGCCTTCTGGATTTGACGCACAACTTCACTTTTCGGGGAGCCAATCTTGTAAATAGTCATATCATTATGTCTTTTGGTTAGTCTGTCGGATAGCTGAGATTCTCGGCGGTGATGTTATTCAACACGTCGAGGTAGTCCTGCGCCACTTCCTTCGCGCCCTTCAGGTCATGGTAGATGTAGTTTCCACACTCCTGCATCGTCGCACCTGGCACGTCACCCTTATAGTCGCGGATGAAGGCCATGAGACTTTGCAGGACATGAACGAGCTGGTGGCTGTCCCATTCTCCTTGCAGAATGAGGTAGAAGCCAGTAGCGCACCCCATAGGACCGAAATACACCACCTTATCGCCAAGCTGGGGATGGCTACGCAGGAACGTAGCGCCAAGGTGCTCGATGGTGTGCATCGTCTTTGGGGCCATATAGGTATGATTCGGCCACTTCATGCGAATGTCGATGGTGGTCAGCACGTCACCGTGGGGCGTTACGTCCTTTCGTGACACATAGACACCCTCCATCATCCTTGTGTGGTCTATCTTAAAGCTGTCGATCTTCTTCATGTGAAAGAGGAAATGATGTTAGCTATCTGTTTGAAGGTCGCCTGTGGTGCCTCCTGCCAAAACTTCTCATAATCGCCCTCGCTGCAACTGTCACTGATGACCCTCACCGAGACAAACGGCACACGGAACAGGTGGCAGACATGAGCAATAGCCGCACTCTCCATGTCAACGGCCAACGCCGTCGGATGAATGTCAATGACAGGCTGCACGTCCTCAACGAACTGGTCACCGCTGGCAATAAGGCCGTAGTGTGCAGTAGGGCAGGCTTTCAGCACCACGCCCAGCAGCCACTCGTCGGCCATGAACACAGGAGGGAGGTCTTGCACCTGTCCTGGCTCCAGTCCTTTGCCACAATAGACATCATGGTAGGCGTAGCGTTCACCTACCACGATGTCAAGTGACTTCACATTATCGGCCAGCGAGCCGGCAACGCCAGTAGAGATAACCACCTGCGGACGGTAGCAGTCGAGCATTTCAGTGACACCCACCGCCGCGTTCACCTTGCCGATGCCGCATTTCAGGATGACCACTGACACCTGCCCCATCATGCCGACATAGAAGAAATTCACGCCTCGCCGTTCACAGGTGAGGTCATGGACGTGGAGCCTCAGCTGCTCCAGCTCTTTCTCCATAGCCACGATGATGCCTACCTTGAACTCCCTCATGCCTTGTTGGTTTTGAAGTAGTCGGTAATCTTCTCCACAGCGTCCAGTGCCTCCCAAGTGAACAGGCCCACGCCGTAGGTCTCGCCCTCGATGGTCTTGTTGACGCTGGTACACTCACGGCCAAAATGACCGTAGGCAGCGGTCTCCTCATAGATGGGATGGCGCAGCTGCAGGTGTTCCTCGATGGCCTTCGGGCGCAGGTCGAACAACTCCTGAATAACTCCGGCCAGCTCTGCATCTGTGAGTGCCGTCTGGTTGGTGCCGAAGGTATTGACGTTCACGCTCACAGGCTGAGCAACACCAATGGCATAGGACAGCTGCACCAGCATTTCCTTCGCCACGCCAGCAGCTACCATGTTCTTTGCCACATAGCGTGCCATGTAGGCAGCGGAGCGGTCTACCTTCGACGGGTCTTTACCCGAGAAAGCACCGCCACCGTGTGCGCCCTTACCGCCATAGGTGTCAACGATAATCTTACGACCTGTCAGGCCAGTATCACCGTTTGGGCCACCGATGACAAACTTGCCAGTAGGATTCACCAGCACCTTTGTCTTATCGTCGAAGAGGGCAAGGATGGCCTCGTCTTTGATGTGAGACTTCACACGGTCAAGAATGAGGTTCTTCACGTCATCCTCAATGAGAGCGTGCATCGCCTCGTCATTATCGACCTTGCCTTGTGTCACGCCGAGACGGACGGCAGTAAACTCGTCATGCTGGGTGCTGACAACGATAGTGTCAATGTGGACTGGCTTGCCCTCCTCGTCGTATTCTACCGTCACCTGGCTCTTTGAGTCAGGACGCAGATAGTGGATGCCGATGTTATGCTTGCGGGCATACGCCAACTCCTTCACAATGAGGTTGGCAAGGTACAGAGGCAGCGGCATAAACGTCTCTGTCTCGTCGGTGGCATAGCCGAACATCATACCTTGGTCACCTGCGCCTTGGTCAAGGGGATTCTCACGCTCCACGCCACGGCGAATGTCAGCACTCTGCTCATGAATGAGGCTGATAATGCCACAGCTGTCATCAAAGCCGTACTCCGGCTTCGTGTAGCCAATACGTCTGATCGTCTGACGCACCACGCTCTGAATGTCTACATAGGCACTGGAGCGCACTTCGCCAGCGACAACGACCTGGCCAGTGGTTACTAACGTCTCGATGGCCACCTTCGCATTTGGGTCTTTAGCCAAGAATGCGTCAAGGAGAGCATCGCTAATCTGGTCGGCCACCTTATCGGGATGGCCTTCGGAAACGGATTCCGATGTGAACAAACTTAAACTAAAATTCTTCATGTTGAATATCTGGTTTTGGGGATTTTCTACGTGGTCTCCGTGGGCCACCTTTTTCGTCCTCTTCTCTGAGGTCATGCAAATCGACTTCAAAGTGTCTCTCGGTCTTATCTATCAGAATCTTGTGTAGAATCTTCCAAAAGCGGCTCTCCTCTTCAGTGTCACGGCATGATGCCTCGTTTTCCAAAATGGAAAGCGCCTGCTCAAAGGCAATCACTCCGGCCACGATGTAGCTCAATGGGATGCTGACATGAACGAAAATCCATCTTTCCACAATGTAGGCAAGGACAATGAGCCAAAGCCTCTTAGGTATCGTCTGCCTGATAACCTTGCCGAAAGCAAAGCTGGTGAAATGCGCTTGGTCTCGCTTCGTCTTATCCGGGTATTTCTTGTGTACTCGCTTGTCAAGCTGGTACGCCGTCCAAGCATCGTACACAATCAGGATAATCACCACAATCATCAGCGGAAATGTCGGTTCAAACTCTGCTATGAACCATCCGAATACACCACCAAGGAAAGCCCAAATGCCTTTCCAGCTCCAACACCAGTTAATGCAAGCTAAAAGCCAGTTCACAAAATTCGTCATGCCTTTTTCGGCAAAGTTACGGATTTTCCGCTCCCACTTGCCGTAGGCAAGACGAATTTCTAATGAACTGGCGAGTGCAGGAAGAACGGCTCGCTTTCAGCTCGCCGAGAGGCCCCTCAGTTACTCTTTCCCTTCATCCGTCGGAGGAAGGAAGTTCAGGTCACGGTACAGCTCCAGGAACTTCGTTCCCGCGTATTTCGCTCTCCGTTCATCGTAGAAGGCCAGGCGAGCGCCGAGGTACGTGTACGAGCGCGAGAAAGCGTCGCTCGAGTACGCGTACGAGAGACCGCATAGCGCACCGTTATACGCGCGACCCCCGACGAACAGCAGCTTAGACCTTTCTTCTTCGTCCATCCTGTCTATCTCCTCCTGTGTATAGAGGTAGAACCAAGGATAATAGCGGTACTCACCCACCACGAACTTAGGAGTCCAGCCGTCATTGATGGCATAGGCCACGATGCGTAGCTTGATGAATGCCAACAGGTCAGGTGTTCGTGGAGAGTTAAACTCCAAGTCCTTCAGCAGCAAATCGGCTAATGCGTCACCATTGAAGGCCATCTTTCGCACTGCATCGCAAGCATCGTCAAAGGTCTTGATAGACTCGTACTTCTCGCACGTCTCAAAGCACTTCTCTTCAGGATTCCAGCGCTTACGGTCGTTCAGCAGGCAGCGTTCAAGCTGTGCCTTTTCCTCTTCAGTGGCCAGTCGGATGGTATCAGCGTTCCAATACTCTTCTTCCTCTTCCAGCTCACCCTTGTCATCAATGTGCGCATAGCACTCGATCTTGTCTCTGGTGTCAGCATACCACGACTTGAAGATGCCGATAAACGGCTTCTCCGTAGTGTCATCTTCAAAGGCCACAAAATCACCGTCTTTCGGCTGGAACTTCATCGTAGCCCCACATTCTTGCATGAGTGCTGCCAAGCGGGCAGTAAACTCGTCGGCCCGTTCTTCGGGCACGTTCAAAATAACTTCTTTCATGTTTTCTCAGTTTTGAGGGTTTATCTTATTTACACTACAAAGGTACAAAGAATTTATCAGATGCGCAAGTTTACTCCTCTGTTTTTTCCTTGTTTTTTCGGTGTACGTTGGTGGGTGCAGGAATGCCCGGCGGCAATATCTTCTGCCCCATTCGCTCCAAAACCATGTTAATCTGCTCCCAGTCATAGCAGAGAGACAGCATGGCCTTACACATTCGCTTGATAACGCCAGCAGTGATACGGTCGTGTTCCTTACCGTAGAACTTGCCAAAGCGACTCTGCATGAACAGCACGCCGAGCAGGAAACCCATCAGCGTGCAGTTCACAATCAGAAGGATGGTCTCTGTCTTACTCATAGCTCGTCGGCTTCTTCTAAGATTTCCATCACGTCCGTTTCTTCCATGTCAAGCTCTTCGGCAATCTCCTCAACGGCATAGCCAGCGCGAGACATTTCAATCACTTTTTCTTCCATAGTCGTAAATCTTTTAGTTGGTTTATAATAGCTGACTTTCGTCAGTCGTTTCTTCTGGCAGTCCGACCATCTTGCGTAGCTGCTTCTGTGCTGACAGATGCTCCTTGGTGATGTCATAGAGTAGGAGGCGCAACTCCTGCACCATCCGCTTCTTGTTGGGAATCTTCTCTATCTTGTCATGGGCAGCATAGCGGAATATCCCCATCTGAGCGTTCTTATAGATGTTCTCCAGCCTACGGATATAGGCTATCAATGCTAAACGCTCATGGAACATTCGCTGGTAGTCGCCGACAACGTATTTCAGCACTCGCTCGTCAGGCACATCGTCCTGCGGTCGTTTCTCAGTAGGGGGCTGTTCAAGGTATATCCTCATGTGCCCCATGATTTTCGTCTTAATCTCACTAAAGATGTTCATTGCTTTTTCTGTTTATATTCGCGCCACATTTTATACACGACACCCCTTATCCTGCCGTCTTGGTCATCGATGGCGTTTTCAGTGAAGTAGTCAGAGAGGTACGCCCGTAGCCTGTAGATGGTATCGTAGTTTTTGATGTCTTCAGGCACTCCGTTGAAAATCTCTTCGCCCTTCTTCTGCAGCTCAGCCTCCATGTTCGGATTGATAATCAGACGGTCAAGGCTCTTTGCTACACGCTTCTTCATCTGTCGCCTGTAGGCCCCGATAAGGTTATCGGTACGCGAATCGTAGCCCTCAGAATGCTCATGGTGGGAAATATGCCAGCCACAACAGGCAGAGCAGTAGTAGCTTCGGAGCTTATCGCCATTACTCTGTATGTCCTTGGCATTCCACTTGATGAAGTCGTTGGCTTTCCGCTCCGTTTCAAAGAGCATCTTCGGGCGACCGCAATCCGGGCAGTAGATTCTATTCTTCGGCTTCATTCGTTTTCTTGTTAGTCGTAAAGATGTCATTCACCATATCCATAGCCTGTAGCTGGCCTCTGATGATTTCCAGGCAGTCATTATGTCCGTAGCTGTAGCCACAGACAAACATATCCTTTGCGAAAGAGGCATACTTCTCGTTACCGAACACCATACCATTGGCTGCTGCATCTTTGACGAAAGCCTGCCAAGCATCTTCAATGAGACGCGCTGCCGTCTCTGCATCAGGGAGGAAAATCTTCTTATCCATATCTGTCTATTGGTTTTCGTTTTCAATGTTCACTATCGGCGCCAGACGGTGGTAGCCTTTTTTCGCGTAGGGATTGATGTAGATAAGCTCTCGCGTCCACTCGCCGTTTTCGTCTTTCTTTGGCTGGAGCCTAAAGTGACCCGACACCAGGAAACCCTCGTCACGGCAGATGGTGGTGAACCAACGGGAATCAAGCACCTGCACGTCGATGCCTGTCTCATTGATGGCCTTCTCGTTCAGCATCTTCGACCTGATCTTCTTACTTTTCGCAACGGTCTCAATATCCACCTGGCCGTATTTCTTCAACATCATCAGCAGGTAGAAGTAGGCCACACACGACCTTTCAACGGCTGGTGTGGTTGTCGAGAACTGCGTCTCGAAGCGGTCATCACCGACAAATCTAAAGGCAAACGAGGTAAAGAGCGCTCCCTCCTTATGCAGACGAATTATCCTTATCCATCCGTTAGGAGCTGTCTTCACCACCCACAGAATATCTTCGTCGATAAAAGCGCAATCCTCATGCACCTTTTCGCAAGCCTCCTTCGACCCGAGCATTTTGTAGAGGGCAAGGCAGCTTTTATTCAGGGCCTCGCGGAATGTCTTAGAAATATAGTAGAGCTTCATGCCGACGGTATAGAAGCCGTAGCCTATCTCCATCGTCACAAAGCCTTTCACCTTCTCAATGTCCTCAGCCGAGAGCAATTCGTTTTGGTCAAGGGTACAGAAAATATGCTCATAGTCTGACCGCATGAACTCAGTACATTTGGTGACGTCCACCACCTGTAGAGCCGCCCAGTTTCTATAATTGATTCTCATAGCAAGCCCTCCTAAATGATATAGGCCAGCCACGCCAGCAGACGCAACACGTCACGGTCTTTGGCCACCCAATAGCTGTTACCATTGTTCTCGTCTTTCACAAAGCCGATGGTATGCTCCTTCATATCCTCGCTGCATCCAAGGGTAGGCATGGAATACTCGAAATACTCACGGATATGGTCAAAGCCTTTGTCTCCCATCGCCGCCTTCATCTGTCTGAGGATGGCATTGGTGAGGGCCGGCTGTCTGGCCGTAGCGTCCAGCATATAGATGTCGGCATTATCCACAGGAGACACACACCGCAGCGCATAGCGGTATGGTGAGTTAGGCATCGACGGCAGCGGCACTATACCCTCGTAGCCGTCTGGCAGGTCATTGGCGAACACCTCCACTGCCTTGCGCTCGATCTTCTTGCCCTTCACAAAGAAAAGGCCGTTGACATTATCGGCTTCCCAGAGGTAGCCGTCACGGGTCAGCGCACCGAGGAATCGGGCAACCTCATTGCCCTTGGCCAGTCTGAGGTCTTCGTTACCTACCCACGAATCAGAGTCAGACTTATTCTCGTTGATGAAGTCCACACCCTTCTCGTCGGCCAGGCACTCATAGTACCAGTGAACACGGTCGCCCTGCACACCAGTACAGAGGTGCATCATGCCACCATCCCTGCCCTTGCGGAACAGGATTTGTCCTGCTTTGTACTGCGGCAGCTTCTTCGTCTGAGTAGTTTGGCGTGGCTTGTCAGCGACAGAGGAAAGCGTCTGCGCTGGCTGGGTAATGGTAATCTGCACCATTCTGTCACCACCTTGTGACAGCTTGCCCTCGCGGAGAAAGTCAGTGGCCAGCCCGCCGATGGTATCTCTCAGGATGACCTTCGCATCGTGCTTGCCGATAACATCACGCACCATTCTACTATACTGAGGGGTGACCTGTAGGACGGTCATCTTGTCAAGATTCATCTTGAAGAACTGCTCCTTTGTCAGAGCCATGCAATGCCACTTTCGGGCTATTGCCGACATTCCCTTCAACGACTGTGTTTGCTGGAACAGCTCTACCAGTTCGCAAAGGTACTTATGGAAAGCGTTGTAATCAATCATGGCTCTCGTCGTTTGGTTGTTCCTGATCGTCCTTTGCCTCCGACTCGTCTTTTTGTTCCGGGCAGTCGTAAGCGTCGAAGCTCTCTTCGTCCTCGTCAGGGTCAAGCTCTGGTAGAGTGGAGAACTTGATTTCGTGAATCTTCGGGTGGTTCTTCATAAACTCAATGGCCGCTTCTGCTGCATCGTGGCTCAGTTGAGCATACACATCGGGGTCAACCCATACCATTTCCTCCTTCGAGGCTACGTTAACAAACTGGATTTCTTTGTTACGGTTTCTTACAATCAGTTTCATTTTACTTATGATTTTTTAGGTGAATAACTATGGCTCCTTATGAGCCGTTTCTTTTGAATCCCAATACACACTGAGTTTCCTCACTATCTCCTTCACGACATCAAGGTTTTCGTCTCCCCATTCCTTCGCCACTTGAAAGGTGAGGTTGTACTCAGGTTTCCTCTCCATTGGAAGAGCTATGTGTGAGGCAAGCTGCCCCTCCGTAGGCTTCAGCCCTTTGTCATGCAGTTCACAGAGGCCGTCATGGTAGAACACGCACCAGTCGCCCTCTTCCTTTATCTGCACCATTGCTATGCTCGTATCGCAGAAGCCCAGTATCATGCCGACCAGCCACTCCGTATAGCAGAGCTTGTCAGCATACCCAGCGTCAATGAGGGCGAGAATATCCTGCGGCGTTCCAAGGCAAGGGGTGTGGCACATATTCTTGCACAGCTCACAGCTACAGGAAACAGGCATACGGCATGTCTGATCCACTATCTTTCTGAATACCTCTTTCCTTGTCTTACACATTTGACTTCACACGGTTTGCATCCTCCTGCTTTTCACGCTGACGCTCTTCATCCCAGCTGTGTGTCGTGCCGCCCTCGATGGCCTTGCCGTTCTTGTATTCGCACTTGTTATGGTGGAACCACATAGGCATGATGGCAAACACTCCCTTTTTCAGGAAGAAGAAATGACTGCCCCACCACCAGCCATAGCCGAAGGTGATGCTAAAAATTCTGATTGGAAAATACTTTTTCATAGCTTTACAAAATTATGATTTCTTCCTCGCCTCGTCTGCTGACATAGGCAAAGATTTCCTTACGTTCTACTTTGCGACTCTTGATGACCCTGCCCTTTGCCTCGGCATAGCCCTCGCACCACTCCTTATCGAGCGTCCAGCTGATGCCTGGGTCAGTGTCATCAGGATAGAGATTTGCGTCGTAGGCCCGATAGACGGTAAGAGGGAACTCCATGCTTTCCAGTGCCTCCGCATCTTCCGGGGTCATAAACCACGACCGACACGGACGAGTGGAGAGCATCATCCTACGGAACACCTCGGCAGTCTCAGTGGTGCCAGCAGCCACCCACACCGTCCGCATCAACTCCCAATAGCGAGGGTTTGACAACAGGTGAGCCTTGCGCATGAAGATGTCAAGCACCTTCTCCTCTGCGTTAGCGTCTGTGCCTCCCTCGGATGCTCTGATAATCTGAGCAGCAATCTTTGAGTCACGCGCAAGCTGCTTAGGCTTCAGTGCTGGGATGCGTCGGGTGAAGTCCGTCCTACGATTCTCGTATATCGAGTTAGGGTCATAGGTTGGAACGCTGTACTTCGGAATCTCTATCATGCCTTCTTCTCCTTATTGGCTTCCTCTGCCTCCTTCGCTGCCTGCTCAGCAGCCGTCTGTTTGATGGCCTCGCTGATAAGGGCTGAGTACACCTGTCGCTCACCAGCAGGCAACAGATATTCTTTGTTCTGCAGCTTCTTCATTTCTACAAGAATGAGGTCGCGCTTGATACGATTCTCACGGAACATCTTTAATGCAGGAGTCATCTTCGGACGTTGGCCACCCAAGGCTTTCAGCTGCAAATCCATGCTGCCGTTGAACTTGTTCACTACTCGGTCGAGCACTTCAATAAAATGCTCACCACTCACTTTGATTTTCTTTGTTTCCATATTATTCTAAAGTTTGTAAATCTCTCAATAACTCCTCCTGCAACGGCTTACACAAGACACGATACAGGATTTTCTTGTCATCTGGAAAACTTGCCTCTGTCATGCTGAACAGGAGCAAGTAACATTCCTCTACTTCAAGCGCGTCACAGACTTTTTCAATCGTTGCCTTCGATGGCCAAGTCTGATTCGTCTCAATACTACACAGGGCATTTGTTGAAATACCCATCTTCGCGGCAAGCTGCTTTTGGCTCAAACCACGCTTCTTGCGAATCTTCTTTATTGAGTTTCCTAATTCCATAGCTTTAGTATGATTTTCCATGCAGTTTAGGACGGAACACGTTATATCTCATTTTCCACTCAATATGCCAGTCAAGGTCAAAGTTCAGCGACTCGGCCCAGGCATAGAGGTATTCGATGCTCTCCGATAGCTCTATCATCCTGTCACCAAGGACTTCTTTCACGAATCGGAAGGCTGTCTCAGGGAATGACGCAACAGCGAAGCGACTGGCACCGCCAAAGGTATAAACCATCCTGTCACCATACAGCTCTCCGATGAAATCAAAGATGCGGATGGCGGCGTCAGCGATTTCGTCCTCAATCGAATCTTTGATAAACTGGTTGAAGTGGAATCGTCTATGCTCGATGTTATGACCGGGCATCTGTCTCTTGACGGCCTCGCGCTCAAAGGCTTCTCTATTGGCACGGTGACCTTTTCTGTCTGCCTCCACCGACTCCATCACCTCACTGATGACCAGGCAAAGCCAATGCTCATTGCTATGCTTCTGGTCATGGAAACCGTGACGGCTTGCAACATAGTGGGCCTTCTTCACATACTCTCTGATCTTCTGCTCGTCTATCATGGCTCAGTCGAATTTCATTGTCTTTAGAATCTTCAGCAGTCGCTCCAGTTCAAAGTTACGGTATGCAGTCATGGCGTAGGTGTGCGCCTTATGGTGGTTGTAACCGTATCTCTCCACATACTCCTTGCAGGCCCTCTTGGTGAGGAACGCGCCAGTATCAGTAGAGATATGGCCTTTCTCTTCCACCCAATAGACATCACAAAAATCCCACTCCAGCGTTTCCTTCATAAAGAAGGCCACGTCGTCGGCATCTTCCTTGTTGACTCCAGCCCAAGCCTGCTGAGTTTCCTCGTCGTAGTCCCCGATGTTCTCATTGACCACCTCGACTGCTTCCTCTAACGTATAGGCACCATCGTCATTGGTGATTCGCGGCTCACCGTTTCCTTCCGCCGTCAGCTCATAGCTGTAATCCATCACACCCCAATACACAGGGTCAGCATTGCCGTCGTTTGGCTGAGTGTTAAGTTCCTGCTGAAGCTCTCTCAGAAACTCATAATCTTCAAATGGTAATTCTACTTGCTTCATACCCTATTCCTTTATATTACAATCCCTCATAACCTCCTTGCAGATGGCCAGCACACGGAGCACCTTGTTGACGTCAAACCAATCGTCTGTGCGCACACCGCTCTCCATGTCTATCCAAAAATCGTCTACGTCTGGATTGGTCAGTAGGTAGTGTAGCTTTTCGGCTACATTGTCGGGGTTGATACCTCCTGCATAGCCGACCTTATAGTTACCCTTCAGCACTTGGATGGGAGTGTCTATGCCACGGCCACCCGATGCGTCGAGCAGTACAGAGATAGTGTCACGGTGCATAAACGGCTTTTCAGTCCAATGCTTCACCGTCTCTTCAAAGAGGGTGATATTGTCAACGCCTTTCTGCTGTACGATTAGCTCCTGACCGATGACAAGCGGAATCCAGCAGTATTTCGGGTTATCCTTCCTGCCGGAGACGTTAAGCTGTACGCGCTTGAACAGATGGAGGCATCCAAACGTCAACTCGTCTATATCCTCCCACTTCTTGCAAGTAGCGTCATGGGCTGCAGAGCCGCAGATGTGTAGCGACAGGTTGCCGCCAAAACCATACAGGTTACTCATAAATGCTGGGTTGAGATAACGGTTGCCGTTGTCAATCCAGTTGTAACTCGTCAGTACCCCAAATTCAGCAATCGGGTACTCCTTCTGAATCTCTTTCAGGTCGCTGATGTCTGTCATAGCGTCAACGCCTGTAAATGTGATGTGTTTCAGTTTCATAACTCTCTGATTATTTTCTGTCTATTCCATAAAGTTTATCTACCTCGTCTGTGATAGCTTGCAGGTCAAAGTCAGGTTGCAGCTTCTTGATCTCATGCTTCAGCCGTTTTAGTTCGGCCCTGTCAGCAATACCATCGCGCAGCTGCTTGCCCCACTTCTCCTTGTATTCGTCACGGCTGCTCTCTGCAATCTTCAGCTTGAAGGCCATTTCGTCGTAGGTCATTTCCTGATTCTTTGCAGCCAGCTCATTCTCCAACCGTGTACGAAAGTAGTCCACGCTCTCCTCTGCCTCACGAAAATTACGCCTTGCAGTGAGCCAGTTGTAGTAGAATTTCTCCCCCAGGTTCAGCTCCCCATCGGTGTACTTCGTCTTGTGCAGCATGGGAGCTTTCTTCTTGATGATGATACCGCCGCAGTACCTGTATTCCTTGGCCATCCATACCAGCCCAGCATAGGGAGGTACTTCTTCCGGCTGAATCATACCCTCTGGCACGGCATAGTAGAAGTAGTTAGGCATCTTCCGACCTTTGATGATGCGCTCCGTGTCACCATAGACACGCTGAATGTCATTGTCAGACCAGTAGGGATGCTCCTTTTTCTTCTGCTCGAATAAATCTTGCTGAATAGCCTGCTGTCGCTCCCTTGCGATGGTGGAGCTGAGAATAAGGTGCTTCTCGCCCTTATGCTTGAAGTCGTTTCTGTAGTCAGCACGGCTAATCTTTATCTCGAACTCGTAGATATATCCAGCCTTCGTCCACAGCAGTTTGTCGCTCTCCCAAGAGAACACGAAGAGGCCGTCAACATCGTATTTCTTGCTGGCAAAGAAGTGGCTCAGTCGCTTTTGTATCGACTGTTCCGAAAACTCCTCCTTCTTCGGTTGTGTTGAACTGACCTTGCTCATACCCTCTCTATTACGTTCATGTCAATGTAGGTGCCTCCTACGAAAATCGTATAGACGATGCGTCCATTGGGTTTGTCGCCCGGCTTCGACTTCTCGTAGGGCCTGCGGAAGTTCGGCTGCTCCGTGTCGGTGAAACGCTGTGCCAGTTCATCAGCCGTTGTGTGTTCCTCCACCCAGGGCATAGCCATGAGGTCGAGGTCGTGAACAGCAGAGCCATGAATGGCTATGGCCCAACCACACTTTGCAGCTATCTCGCGGAACTCAGGGAAGCGGAATATCCAAAAGATAGCGTCGTTGTCTTTCAGCTTATTCAAATCGAACATATTACTTATATATCCATTTGGTTTTCTGACCAAGCCTCTTACCGCATATCTCGCAGTAAGTAACTGTCACAAGCTCCCTCACTCCAGTGTACCAGCGTTTCTTCGAGCGGCCTTTATTCGTTGTTCTGAACTTGTGCCTGAAAGAATGGTGATACTGCACTGGCTTGTGAATACCGAGCTTACATTTCAGCTTGTCAAACATCGCCTACCTTACTTGAAACTCTCCCATAACAAGTGAATAACTCCCTTGCTGGGTGTGCCGTCATTCTTAATAGGATGGCAGAGGATGAAGATTCGCTCGTTAGCGTCCACGATGAAACCATCATAGAACACCTTGCCGCGTGTGTGCGTCTCCATCAAGTCACCAGGCTTCACCATGTGCTCGGCCTCAAAAGCTGCTTGCATGGCATCGCGCAGTTCTCTGTTCAACACTTGGCGCTCTTCTTGAATCGCCCTGATCTTCTCGTCGCAGTCATTGATTTTCTGCTGAATCTCGTTGATTTCCATAACTCAGGTGTTATTTGTTAGTGCCGATATACGGAGCAATGGCTCTGGCCACCTGCTCAGTAACATCTATCTCCTTGAAATCTACCACATGAGCGTGATACATTTCCTTTGCGGTGATGAATATCTTACCGTCTCTGAAATGCAGCCGACTATCTATAAAAGTGGTAGTAGGCTTGCACGTTCCTGTCTTATTCTCTTTGTCTGGCATGATGTTCAAGATTTTTTCGTTTCCTTCTTCTTGTAACCGTCCTCACATTCGTATCTGTCACCATTGCGAGGCTCACCTAACCAGTGACACCAACCTATGCGGCCTTTACCACTGACAAGGTAGTAGCCACAGGTCTTACACCTACGATTGATGACCGTACTCATAGTTACCTCTTACGTTTCTTGGATTCAGGATGGCGGTTAGCGTAGATTTTCAGAGCAGTCTTGCGGTCATGGGCCAGTATCGTCTCTCCATGGATGACAAACTCATGCTCGCTTCTGTCCTCGCCATACATCTTGTGGGCTCTCTCCTTGAAATGCTTCTCCCGCTGCTGGCGAAAACGCTCCCTTCTTTCAGAAGTCTCAAAATAGGGGTTTCTACCGCTTGCTGCTGCTGCCATCATCATAGCAGTCATCAGCGCAATACCTTTTGTACTCATAGCCAGTCAGGTTTTACTTGTTGACAACTTCCGTTCCTTCTCTCCACACATAGCGCATGAGAGCATAGGCTCCTGCAGCGAATATACCATAGAGAGGAAAGTGAGCTGCGCCCTTAATGATGGCGTAGATAGTGCCGAAAAGCATTACTGCGAACATGATAGCTGACAATACCAAAGTGGCATAGTCCATTTCACTGGTGATTCTCCTTTTGTGTACCATAATTTTGAAGTTTTGAAGTAAATATCTTATTTGACACTACAAAGGTACAAAGAAATAATCAAATATGCAAGTTTTTCCTTAAAAATTTTTATCAAATGCACAAAAAAAAGACCGCACGACCCTCACGGGCAGTACGGCCACGAGTTATTCACGTTATTACCAATGTCGTCTTATCCAAGCGAAATGCTCTCGGTGAGACAGGTATTCCAAATCCTTTTCGTTAGAGTAAGCCTCTTTCTCGAAGCTGATATTTCGGTACGCCTTGTGACCGTCTCCGGACAGAATCAGCCTTATCAGCCACTCCAGGCAGTACCACCATAGGAACAGGGGCAGAGCAAGCAACGACCACCACCCACAGCCTGCCAGACAGAGGATAGCGGCAAGCACAAGGCCCACGGCCAGCATTTCCTTCTGCTGCTCGGCATGAATGTGTTCGTGGTTGTTGACCACGGTGTTGTAGCGACTGGCCGCGCTGTTCCGCACAAAAATGTACGGCCAAAGGCACATCGACAGGAATCCCCTGAAGGGGATGATGTCATTGAACACTAATTTAGTCTTCATTTCTTGTTGTGCAAGAGGTGAATACCGTAGAGAATAGCGACCAACGGCCAAATCAGGCAGAAAGCCACCTTTTCGTACTTAGAGTGCTTCCATGCACTCATTTTCTGATAGGCAACGAAGATGCCTACCACATACACGGCTAAAAAAAATCCAGTAATCATAAGGCTTTGAGTTTAAGGGTTAATACTATCTGATTTCTGCTCCCCTCCGTCAAACATCAGGAGGAAAGCGTCTATCACGCACGGGGTGCAGTTGTCAACGAACTTGCGCATGATGGCCACCTCGTTCTGATCGTACTCGGTGTCGGCATTTCCGTTGAAGATTTTGAACGCGAGGGCATGAGCGGCGATGCCGTTGCCCTGAGTGTAGATGAAATTAGCAAAGTCGTGGCGCATGTTCTGGGTCACGAACTCGGTCTTTGCAATGTCAGTAAAGACCTTCACCTCGTCGAAATTGATTTTCATAATGCTTCTATTTTTAGTTGTGATAATTTATTACTCTCGCCGTGTACTTAGTGTCGAAGCCGTCTATGTTACTCGTCCGTGAGGAGTCATATACCAGCAGGAACTCCAGTGTGTCGCCAGCGCCCATTTCCCTTCTGTCCCATTGTCCGCCGTCCCAGTGTGTCATCAGCGGCAATTCCGAATCGTTCCATGGATAGCCGCCACTGCTTGCCTGGCGGTTGTTCCTGCCGAAGACCCAGAAATTGCTCGTGCCGAGATTGGCCGTGATGACGAAGCGGACGCAGAAGTTCTGGGTGTTGGTGATGCCGAGGGCAGACCTTACAGACGACAGCTTGGGTAGTGTGACGCCAGCGTTTGACACGGAGGAGTTGACGACCCAGATATTGTTCGTACTTATAGACAAGCCTTCCTCAATGGTGTTAGCGGTTGTCAAGTTGTACTTAGACAGCACCTGCCCTATGGCCACGCCGCTCATGAACCACCTGTTAATGCTGATGGTTGTTCCTATGAACTTCTTCGCCTCCACGCTGCCATCGTCGGCACTGAGGATAACACTGACGTCCGCAGTTGAATCTGAAGATGTTCCAGCCGGACGCTTCACAAGGGCGATACGTCCATAGTCGTAGCCTCCGGCGTTTAGTCTCGCGCCGATAGTGGCAAGGTCACCTCCGACGAAGCCGTTGTTAGACACGGCGAAGCCACGCCATGTGTATGACAATCCCCATCCGCTGACACCAGTGGAAGTCAGCAGCACCTTGTTGTCATTCGATGTCAGCGAGCCGGAGAAGGTTCCAGTCGCTCCCTGCAGCTCTCCCTTGAAATAGCCTGCATCTGCCTTGATCGTTCCTTGAATGTCAGCCCCGGTTGCATACAGCTTACCTGCAAGCGTCACTCTGAACGGTGCGCTACCCCTGTTCGCATAGGTCGCGCCAACCCATAGAGGGAAGTCAGTATTGCCTCCTTCGGCACCGCCCATGCCAGCAGCTACAACGCCCGAAGAGTTGGTGACAAGGATGCGGTTTGTCTGAGCAAAGTTGATGACAGCGTTCTCGGCCAGCAAGAAGTCGGTGGCAGTAAACTTCAGATACGAAGCCTTCTCCCAGTGTGCTGAATCATTGTAAGGCTCAGCAGTAGAGACATAGCCCGATGACGTTGTGCGCACCTTCATACGGAAGTATGTCTTTGCTCCGTTGTAGCTCTCCTTGGCCCTCACTACATGACGCACTCCAGTACCGCCACCGTAATAGTAGGTGGTGCCGGACACCCAATCACCAACAAAGACGTGTTGAATTTCCTCGGCTGTACGGTCTTTGGAGGCTTCTATCCAGTCAGTTGCTACCGTACCCTCTTCAAGTTTCGGCATAGATACCCAGCCATAATGAGAGTATGCCACCATTCTGAAAAGCACTCTATATTGTGCCGTTGTAGAAAGCGAAGAAGGCGTTTTGAATGTCACAGAATGTCGGTTCGTGCCTGCGTTTAGCTGCCAATAGACATTACCATCATCAGCAAAACCTATATCCGTACCATTCTGCACATTAGCTGTAGAACCATCGTACAAAGTGACATTACGTCCTCCTGATGGGTTGTCAATATGCGTAGCAGCCGTGTATTTCTTTCCGTCAACGTACCAAGGGGCAGATGCAGAATGTTGAACAGCCTGACCATTATCAGAACGATATAGGTATGTGGCCATCTTACAGCCGCGATCTACACGAATCAGCGTGATATAACAACGGTGATTCTGGTCTGAATACGTGTTCTGTGCCGGGTTACTGCTACCGTCATTGATATAGACATATCCCTGAATGCAGAAATACTTGTTCGACGACGAAGTGTTTCTGACCAAGAATGATTTCGTGGTCGAACTGGTCGAGGTGAAGTCAACTGAAGAAGTCAGGCCAGACTCCCAATTCTGCTCATAACCAAACACACGCATAAATACCTGAGTAGAATAACATCTACCTGTAACCGTGACAATAGCTTGCTGACCTGCTCCCAACCAGAATCCACAAAGTGAAGCTCCTATCGCCCAATATGAGCCTCCATCTGAGCCGTTATAGACAGATGAAGAAAGCAAATTCTGATAAGACTGCATTGCAGCGTAGAACGAAAGCGTGTACCAAGTATTCGGTTTCAACTTTTGCACTTCGCCGTATTTATAGACACGCTGCTGAAGCATTTCTGTGTATAGATTTTCCCAAACTGGAGTGTTACCAAAGGAGTTATGAGAGCCAACGGTATTTTTACCAATAGTACCATTTTTCGTTTCCCATGCCTCCATTTCTCCCTCAGAAAGGAAAGCCGTATCTTCCAGCAGATTCTCATGGACGCCATCGACGAACTGAGCAATCAAAGAAATCTCTATTGTCGGGGTGTCGCTCCTGGTGTAACTGGTCAGCTTCTTCTCCCAGAGGTAGTGATTTTCGTTAGAAAGCCCTTCCTCAGTGGGATAGCTGGAGTTGCCCTTTAATATCCAACCGCTATCATTGCTTGCAGGCTCCACCAAGTTCACCGTAAACATACGGTAGAAATAGACGTTGGCGATGCCGTTGCCCTGATCGCCGTCGCCACCTTTCTCACCATCTTTCAGAATGGGGATAGTCTCTCGGTCAAGACGGACGGAGCCGCTGACTGAACGCTGGCCACGCCAAAGCTCCAGCACAAGACTTGTGTGGTTGCTGGCCTCGTAAGTACCAACAGAGACAGAACTGGAGAAGATGCTGCTTGGCGAAGCTGCTCCATCCCATCCGTAATAGATATAGTAACCGCTCAAAGAGCTGTACTCGGTAGCATTGGAGCCGACGGTCTTACGAATCTTACAGGTGATGGAATAGCTACCTGTTAGACTTCCTGAGCTGTTCCTTGCAAACTTCATAGCGCTCTCAGAAGGTGCAAGCTGGTACAATTCTGCATCCGCACCCTTGCCGCCTGACTTCACAGCACAGATGGTAAAGACGGCATAGCGTGTGCCGTAGGTGGCATGAACGGCCTTAAAGGTAATCTCCGTTACCTCTGCCGGCTGAGTGTTGTTAGCGATGCTCACCGACGGGTTGGTAGGTGTACCGAGGTCAACGGAGAAGCCCGAAGGCAGCGTGCCGTCCACGCTGATGCTACAATCGCCCGTTACTGCCGTAGTGCCGTAGAAGGCAGTCAGTCCGAAATCCAGCGACAGCGTACCCTCCACCTTTCCGCTGCTGTTGACCGGGATAGCCGCCATTTCATTGTCGATGTCAAGGACAAAGCAATCCTTACCGTCCTTGCCCTTCGTTCCATCAGCAACAATAGGCACCGTCTCCTTATCGATAAGGCCCGTGATGCTGCTCTCGTTGGTAAAATACGAACCAGTATTCCGACAGAGAATGAACTGCACCTTACTATAGGTCGCCACGTCCAAGTTCTGCAGATAGCTCTTGTAAGAGACATAGTTAAAGAACGATGACCAGCTGCCGCTCCTTGAATATCTACGGAAGTAGATGCTGTAGCCATCCACGGCTCCCGTAGCATCGGTGACGGTCGTCGGCGCACTCGTTCCTGCCTTCTTGATATAACCACAGGTGAGGTTGACCGTGCTGGGGTTGTAGCCACCTGCATCAGTACGGGCCACGGCAATCTGCGTGTCAGACGGCAGCAGCTCATAGAGTACCGCATCCTGACCTTGGCCACCCGACTTCACGGCGGCGATGGAGAATACAGCGTCACGGTCGCCATACGAGGTGTGAGAGACACGGAACTTCAGCTCCGTAATCTCCGCTGGCTGGGTGTTGGCAGCAATGGTGATACGCGGGTTGCTCTTCGACGTTGCGGTGTCAACGGTGAAACCGCTGGGAGCAGTACCGACGAGGGCCACCGAACAGGCGCTGTCATTGATGACATTCGTCTGGCCATAGTACGCGCCGATGTTGAAGCTGAGCTGAATCTGACTCGTCACCTTACCCTCCTGGCTGATAGGGATGGAGGTCATTTCGTTGTCAATATCCACCACAAACGGCGTGATACCGTTATCACCCGGATCGCCCTTCAGTCCATCCTTATGAATAGGCACGGTCTCACGGTCAGCACATTGCGATGCGCCTGTCTTCCACAGCTCCACCCAAAGAGAGGTGTGGTTAGCGGCCTCGGTCGTGGTCACCGTCCTCGTCGTGCCGATGCTGATATTGTTTCCCTGCACGGTCGTGCTGCCATCCCATCCCCACTTGATATAGTAGCCGCTGAGTGAGGTCAGTATCACCGTCTCGTTACCCTCCGTTTTCTTTGCATAGAAATACAGGGTGTTGTTCTGGGCCACCAGTCCGTTGCTTGCATTTCGGGCAAAGGTGAGGGCAGAGGGTTTAAGGCTGAGCTGATAGATGACAGGAGAAACGCCCGCCGTACCGCTGGCTTGCGGCTGCAAGGTGAATACCACCGTCCTCGACCCGCTGGCCGTCGTAGCCGTGATGCCGATATTGATGGTTTTCGTATAGTTGTAGGAGGTACTGGTCAGCTTGACCGTAATCTGCCCTGTCTCCACATTCTTCTCCACCGTCACCTCGCTACCGCAACTGGTGCCGTCCTCATAGGTCTTACTCGTCTCGATGGCAGTCAGCGTCAGCGGCGTGATGCCGTTGAACATCGACACCTTGGTAGTACGCTCCACCTGTGCCGAAATCTTACCGCTGGGGTCTGTGCCGAAAGCGTCACACTCATTGTCAAGGTCGATGGTGATAGCGTTCACACCGTCCTTACCCTGCTGACCGTCGGCCACCACAGGCACGGTCTCCTTGTCTATGAGGCCCGTCACGCTGGATGCAGCCACACTCGTAGCGGTATTCGTACAGATGATAAACTCGAACTTGCTGTAGGTGGCGATGTCAAAATTTGTCAGGTACGACTTATAATAGGTATAGCGTAGGTAGTTCGACCACTGCCCCGTGCTTCTGTTATAGCGTCTGAAGTAGATATTGTAGCCGTCGAAGGCTCCCGTCACATCATCGTATATGCTGATGACCGTGCCGACGATTTTCTTATAGCCACAGGTCAGGGATGCAGTCGCAGGGTTATACGTTCCGTCTGTGTTCCTGCCAACGGCAATCTCCGACGCCGACGGCAGCAGCTCATAGAGTACCGCATCCTGACCCTTACCGCCCGACTTCACGGCGGCGATGCTATAGGTGAAGTAGCGGGTGCCGTAGTCAGCATGGACTACACGGAAGCGCAACTCCGTAATCTCTGCCGGCTGGGTGTTGACCGCTATCTTGATAGTCACCGTTGACTTTGCAGTTGTGTTGATGGTGAAGCCGCTGGGTGCTGAGATAACCGTTCCTTCGCTGTTCACCAAGTCCACGGACTGACAGGCATCGATGACATTCTGCTGACCATAGAAAGCAGAGACATTGAAAGACAGGTTTTGCTCCGTCTCCACCTTTCCCGCCTGACTGATTGGAATACTCGTCATTTCATTGTCGATGTCGGCAATGAATGGCGTATCGCCGGGGTCTCCTGGGTCTCCTTTCAAGCCGTCCTTATTGATGGGTACGGTCTCCCTGTCAACACGCTTCACCTTCGTATTGCCGTTCATCTGCCACAGCTCAAGAACGAGGTTATAGTGGCTGGCGGCGTTGGTGTTCGTCACGGATATATCGGTGCCGACATTTTTATAGCTGCTCGGAGTGGCCACGTTATCCCATCCGTAATAGACACGGTAGCCACTCAACGAACTCAGAATATCGGTCTCGTTACCCACCGTGCGCTTCACGCTGGGCGTGACGCTCTGTGAGCTGGGTGTCAGCACATCACTTGCGTTACGGCTGAAAGCAAGGGCATTGGGGATAGGCTCAAGCTGGTATATCGTAGGGGTTACACCGGGCGCACCTCCTGCCTGTGGCTGGAGCGTGAAGCGGGCCGACTTGCTGCCCCGTGCACTGGTGGCTGTGATGTCAATGAAGATAGTCTTGGTATAGGCAAAGGTCGTGCTACCGAGGGTGACTGTCACCTTGCCAGTGGTAGCATCGGTAGTCACGGCAACCTCACTGCCGCAGTTGGTGTTATCCTCGTATTTCTTCGTTGTCGAGATACCTGTCAGCTCCAGCGGTGTGAGGCCGTAGAACATAGCCACCGTCGTCTCACGCGAAAGGGAGGCACCAATCTTTCCCTCGCTGTCCGTACCGAAAGCATCCTGCTCGTTGTCAAGGTCAATGGTAAAGGCAGACTCACCCTGCGCACCATTGAGGCCATCCTTATTGATAGGCAGCGTCTCACGGTCTATGATGTTGCTGTCGGCAATCGATGAAGTACCGCTGGCCGTACTCAGCACAAACTCATAGGCAACGTTTGTCGTGCTGCTCTGTATTCTCAGGTAGAAGTTATTCGATGAAAGGTCTTTCATCCACGCCCATGAGCCAGCCGTACCATCGGCTGCAATAGCGCGGTAGAAGATATTGTACTTGTTGGCGATGTTCATCAGCTCTGCCTGGCTGCTGCCGACATGCTTCTCAACGGTCTCGCCCACGGTCTTCGTATAGCCGCAGCGCACGTCAACATAAGAAGGGGTCAGCTGATTGGAGGCGTTTCTGGCAAACGACGCCTCTGTGCATGACAGGAGCAGCTGATAAATCTCAGGCGACACGCCGGGCTGTCCGCTCTTCACCACATTAGCCGTGAACACAGCCCTGTAGGTCTCGCCGTTGAAGCCTACGGGGATGGTGGCCGCAAAGCGGTCAGCAGAGAGGGTGGTGTTTGCAGGTATCGTCCACTGAATCTGAACATAGTCGCTGCTGGCGGTTATCGTCGGCGTGACACCTGCAATCTTGATGTTCGCCGCTGTCGGCTGTGTGCTCTGTGCCGTGATATTGTCCGGCCCTTTGTAGAGCCTGTAATTGGTGGTGAGTACCACCTGCGCCAACGTCTTGCCTGTGCTGTCCGCTGGTATGGCGTCCATTTCGTTGTCGAGGTCAAGGAGATAGATGTCCTTGCCGCTCTTACCCCACACCGTAGGGCCGTCAACGAGATAGACGGTCTCTGTATTGCCGTGACCATCCACATACACGGTCTTACAGCACCTCCAGCAGTACGGCACATTCTCGCTATAGCCAGTGGCGTTGAGGGCCTTCCAGGTGTTCCATTGTGCCTCAGAGATAGGCGCGGCAGGCATGACACCCGTGTCATTGGCCTTAAAGCGGTAGTCCTGCGACTGGATGCCTCTACCGTCCACACCCTGCGCACCTTCGACCACGACGCTGATAGTATGGCGCTCGATCTCCACCGAGCCATACCACAGAGAGAAAACGATGACTGAGCAGTTGGACGTGGAGACATTGCTGCCAAGGGTGTAGTTGGAAGCCGTGTTGTTGTCTTTCTGTACCTTGATGGAATAGCCAGTAGGTATGCTGCTCTGAGCATCAGCGGAGCCGTCGGCGTTCCTCTTCACCAGCGCACACGTCACGTTGGCCGGGTTGAGGTTGTCGTTAGCGTCTTTCAGTATCGAGGAATGAGAAGGTACGAGGTCATAGTCTATACCGTTCTGTCCCATGGAGCCGGCGAACTCCACCACAGGGGCGAGGTGTGTGCCGTCCGTCAGCCAAGTGACGGTCTTATGCCACAGATACGGTGCTGCAGGTGTAGGCATGGGGATAGTACCGCCAGCAGGTACGAGCTGCCAGCGAGAGTCATCAACGGCGGGCTGTACGCCCGTGGCTTCAACGATATAGTAGTTGTCTATGTGGTCAACGCTCACCGTCGGCTTCTGTGCGCTGACGGAAAACGAGTTGGAAATAACGTTTCTCATTCTCTCTTGCTGCTTTAGGATGGTTTTTGATATAAAGGAGGCAGGGCGCTAACCCTGCGCTCCCTATGAGGCGGTGACGATACCCTCAATCTTATAGCCGTGCTCGGCGATGAAAGAGTAGGGAATGGTCATAGTGCCTTTGTTGTTGCTGACCGAGACCGAAGGCACACTGCCCGTAATCTCGTTCTGCTGGCCGTCGTAGAAATGGACGGCAAAGCTGGTGTAGCCCGTGTTGATGGCGGTGCTGTCCTCCATCGTGGCCACCCACATTGTCACCGTACACGACTCGCCTGGTGCCAGCTGACCGCTGAAGTCAGCATCGGCGGCGTTCAGTGAGATATATAAGTACTCAGGGTCTTGCGTGTCGTCGATAGACGAGAACGCCGTGGCCACACGGTTGTTGAAGCTGCTGTCGGTGAAGAAGTCACAGCGCACCATGAGGTTGTCGGTGACGTCCACCTCATTGATGGCCAGCGTCCGTGCGTTTCTCGCCGACACATACTCGTCGCCCGTTCCGGCGTTGTACCACTTCGTGTAGTATGTCGCGGGCGTACTGCCGTCCTCGGCATACAGGGATGCAGTGAGCGTCACCGTCTGGTTCTTCTCGCTGATGATAGCACTCTCAGGTGAGATAAGGCCAAGGAAGCCCTGCGAGGTCATCTGAGCAATCTTCACGTCCACCTGGCACTGGAAGGCCATCTGCTTGCCCGCTACCTCTATGCTGCCCTTGAAGCCGATGGTGTCAAGGTCAATGTTCGTGGCGGAGGCAAGATTGCTGATAACGGTCAGGCAGGGAACGGAATAGGTGTTACCGCCAAGGCTGGCCGTTGTCGTGCCTTTCTGGAAGAGAGGGGCATTGTCAGCGTCGAGGAAGTTCGTGCTTTTATTGTTCGCGTCGAACTGTATCACCACATCGTTATAGAGCCACTGCCCGTTATTGATGGCATTGTTGGCGATGTAGGTCACTCCACGGCGGGCAACAAGGTACACCACAGGCTGGGCCGGGTTGGGGTCTTCCTGCGTGGCCTTCCAGTTGGGTATTGCCTTGCCAGTGTTGGCGTTGAAGTTCTGCGACAGCGTGCCGCTGATACGCAGCGACCCCTGTATGGTCACGCCCTCTTGAATGGCGGTGATGCAGAAATGATTGGAGATAGCGTTTGGCATTGTTCTTTCGTTTTTTAGATTCTACGTTGTAAATAGGCTCCCAGTCAATGTGAGCCAGCAGACGCATTCGGCTGTGAACACGCCTTTGCCCTTCATCGTCTTACCAAGCTCACCCCACGGCTGAACGTATGGGCTACCCATGAGGAACAGGAACAGCATCCATGCGCCGAACCATTCGGGGTTTATCAGCAAGACGCAGACCTGCGACAGGATGCCGGCAGCGATGGCAAAGACGTAGTGCAGGGTGTTCGCCTCGTTCTTCACCAGCGGCATGGCACCACTGAACAGCAGCCCGGCGATCGTCAGGAAACCGACACACGTCCAGCTCTCAGGCAGGGCATCCATCAGTGATGGCAGGATAAGGAAAGCCACAGCCCACAGCCATAGCGTCCACAGCCATTGCCCTGCTCTCGGCAGGAGGTACACCATTGCCGATACTGAGTCAGGCAGCTTGCGACCGTGCCAGATGGCTGCCCCCACGTAGAGGACAGCCAGCACGGCGGAAATGATGAGCATTATCATTGACGTACTCATATCACATCACTTTAGGGCCACTCGCCAAGGGGCTTACGCAACACTGGCTCTTCCTCTGGTTTCTGGAAAGCAGGGTTCCGTGTACTCACGTCTCCAGTGACGGCATCGACGAACACCGCCCAGTTATTGTCTCCAAAGATGTACTGAGCATTACAGACGTATGGGCCGACAGGTATTCGCAAGACGCACGTCCTATTGGTAGGCTTTGGTATGTTCGCTTGCATCATGCGGTCGTAGGCGGCTTTGAACGTCAAACAAATCTGTGTGTCTGTCAGCGGGTCGTTCTCAACCATGAAGGTGTGTAGTGCATATTCGGCGCGTTCTGTAAGGTCTGTCTTGAAAATGTAACACCATACATCATACACCTCTCTACCCTTCTCGTCGGTCTCAGGCTTTACCTGCTGGAAGATGTTCTTCACGAAAACAACCTTTCCAGTGGCATCCTCCGCGTCGAAACGGTCAGCGTACAACGCCGTCGTCTCGTACCAGATATAATCGCCGCCGATCTCGTTGAAGAGCTGCTGACGGTCAGTAGAGATAACCATCTCAGGCACAAGTTCGGTCACTTGGGTAACGGTCTCCTTGGGGGCCTCACCCTTTTTCTTACACTCGCAGGACGTCAGCCCCACGGTCATGCTGAACAGGAAAGTCAGCATACAGAGCAAAATTGTCTTCTTCATACTGTTTGTTTTTAGAAGTTGGAAAAATGAGAAAATTACTCACCGAAGGTAGGCTGTTGGGGGTAGCCGTCCTCGATGTCGTAGTTCAGGATAGCACTCACGTCGTCAAGAGCGGCGACGGCTGCTTTGTGCTCGGCAGTCTTGTCATAGCACTCAGAGGCATACACCTCCAAAGCGGCGAGCATCTGCAGGCCAGCGTCGGGGGTGATGGTGAACGACTGGGTACCCAGCCACAGGGTTGAGGTGGTCTTGCCGACAGCCTTCTCAGCGTTGAGACGAGCGATAAGGCCGTTGCGCGTCTCCTTGTCAAGCCACATCGGCACACCGTTGTAGCTGAACTGGTTCACGGCATCGCTCTTGTCATAGGCGCTGATGCGGGCAATGACGGCACGGCGGGCAAGCTCCAGCTCGTTGCCGACATGCTGGCCACCCTGCACAAGGGCAAGCAGGGTCATCGCCGTCTGCTCCTCGGCCTTATCATCGTCGAAGCCCTTCTCCACCATTGCGGCCTTGATACGGTCGAAGGTGAGCGGCTGCTCCACACGGACGATATGGGCGAGATAGACGGTGCGGGTCTCCTCCTCACCATTGCCCTCTCCCTGGTTAATGACTTCCGTAACCTCCTCGATGTCGAAGTTGATACGGGCGACGGAGCCTTCCGGCTCGATGAGCGCGGG